CGTTATTTTCGATTACACTATCAAGAAAAGCACTAATCTGATTACGGCACTGATCAATAGTATCAACCGGTACATATTTTGTACCCTCTGGGTCTAACCCGACGCCCTTTGTACTATTCTCATCAATGGCGATCTCGGTATCAAATATAACTGGAGTAAGACCTCTCTTCTGGGCTGTAGCAAGAATCTTATTTACAATAAATGTCTTACCTGTTTGACTCGGGCCTGAAAACCCAGTTATTCTTCCCTTAGGTACACCGCCACCACGGCAACTGCCGCCGAGAATAGCGTTAAGAGCATAGCATCCTGTATCAAACCACTCATCAACTTTACTAAGTGCATTTTCGTTTAAAAAAGAAGCTTCACTGTTTAATTTATCTAATGACGCGAATATTTTATTAAGGTCTTTACTCATACCCCTAGTATAAAGGAAATAATTTTAAAAACAAGTAAAATTATTCGTCAAACAACTTAATTACTTTTTCGCCACCCTGGGGAGTAATAATACCCGAGGGCATCGTAAAGAGCTTATTATACTGATCAATAAGCCTGGAGTCATTGTCAATATCAACACCAATAACAATATTATTAAGATTAAACTTCCAAACCGTACCTTCTGACTTGCTTTTATCGCCAACAAACTCTCTAAAATAAAGAGGAATAGTCTGAACATTTAACTGACCCTGTTGAGTAGGTTGTACATGAATAATAGCAGGGTTCTTAACTGTAAGGGTTGACTTATCTTGCGAAACTTGTTCAGCAAGGATTGTTCTTCCGATATGGTCGATAAAAGTAATTAGTGTTTGTTGGCTCATGTAGTTATATTATATGGTTTTTAAAAAAAATCAACTATCTTTTAAAAGATCAAACAAATCTGTTTGTACTTGGCTACCTGGTGATAAAAGTTTCCAATTAACTGCTTCATAGAATCTTTCCATTACAGAAAAAATAATCTTCTCGAACATAAGCTCGTGATCAATTTCGAAAGATTCTGCAAATTCTTTAGGAAAACTGTATTTGTAGCCAATAGTTGATATACCGTAACGATTGGGTTGTTTGGCATAAAAAAATCTTACTTTATCACCGGAAGATATCTTTTCATACTTTTTACCTGTGTTAAACTTATCTAACAATATATTGTAAAAATACGCAGCTTTGACGTGTATAGGCATATGTTTAGCAGTCTTAAAGCCATCACACTGTGCAGCATATTTTTCGTAACCCTTAATACCCATAACAAATGCTATGTCTTCGATTGATAGGTTCTTGAAAATATCGTATGTCTCGTTAAAAATCTTGTTTGTCATCGTTAAATCTCTCGTAGTAAGCATTGTCTCAATAATCTTTTTCACGTACGGTTTGATAGGTGCAGGCATGGTAGTACGTACAACCTCTACCCCGCTATACTTAAATTTGTCACAAGGTATACCTTCTTCATCTAACACATGTAAAACATATCTTTTCTTCTGAAGGAACAATCCACTATCCGCAATTGCTTCTCTCTTAAAATTCAATCTGCAATCAGTAGAACCAAGAGCACTTTGTCCCCATTTAATAATTTCTTTATTGAGATAATCTTCAATATCTTGTACTTGTTTGTAGTATTCAGGGGTAATTTTACCCTTTTCATCAAGCATTTTTAAATTGTTTTTTCGCACAATATGCTTAATGGATATGTAAGAGCTGTCTGTATCGTTATAGATAATAGGTGTATCTTCTTTAAGTTCTTCATCAGTTAGATTTGCTACCTTTTTTAGGTATTCTTCAAGTAATCTGTTTGATTCCTTAATTACTGCTTGACCAGTAAGCGTAATAGATTCAGCAAGCTCGTCATCGCCAAGAGGGCTGTGTTTGTTGCCAAAGTATCCGTAGATAGTATTAATTAAAATTTTAATAGTATGTTGTGTAATATTAAGATTATCTATCTGTCTCTGAAGAGTTGTATGCTCTTCTGTATCTTTCGCTACATTAATAATCTTACGCTTTAGGAGCTTTAGCTGACGCTTAATCTCGACTCGCTTTTTATAAAAATGATCTACGGTTTCAGGTATAATACCCTTCTCTTTTTGTGTAAAAAGCACTTTTGCTTTCGAAATAGCAATCTTTTCCTTATTAACAAACTCAATAAAGTTTTTAGTAGAAAGAGTAAACGTCTGCCCGTTTACGTGTTGAATGGTCACATCCTTATCTGTTTTCTCTGTTATTACACCCACCTTTGTTTCAGGCGAAAGATTGAGAGTAATCATCACATTAGGATACAGACTGTTAGCGTCAAATGAAACGATATTCTCTTGAAACCCTCTACGTGGATCACCTACATACGCACCAGCATTCTGTTCATCGTTAACCACATCTTTACTAAATGTAGGTATGCGTTGATTGCGAGTTCTTGCTCGAATTGCACATAATCCTGTAATAACTGATAGAGAACCAAGAGCACCTTCAAACGTGGTAAGCCCTGCATAAGCAATCATTCGTAAGAGTTTTAAATACTGCAATCTCTCTTCGAGCCGTACTAGTAAGTTAACGTCTTGAATGTTATAGTCAACAAATAATTCCCAGTTTTCATCAGCTAAACTCGTTAAATTTGTATCTCCGTAATCAATCTTATTTTCGCCTAATTCTGTTTCACCAATTGCATCTAACTTATATGATTCTCTTAGCACAGGACAAAAACGTTTATAAATGTCTAAGTAATCAACACAAGAAACACCTTCAATGTGCCAGTGAACTTGCTCTCTACCGAATCTACCTCTAAATGTAATTGGTCGAATATAACCTACTGGTGAAAGTCTTTTTGTTTCATCTTCACCTAGAATTTTTGTAATTCTATTAATAATATAAGGCACGTCAAAAAACTCACTATTCCATCCAGAAAGTATGTCAGGATAATCAGAAGTGAAATAATTTACAAATTTAGATAATAAATCTTTTTCTGTCTTACAGTATATGTACGTTACCCTTTCTTTCTTTTTATGATATGGCTTCAATCCCCAGGTAATAAATTGATTCCTTAGAGTATCAAATACTGTGATAATATTAATAGGGTGATTAGCATTATCTGGGGTAGGAAATTCATCAGGACTGTATGTCTCGATATCGATAAACAGCACTCGAATAGGTTGCTGATTAAAGCTCTCTTTTTCGTTTTCTTGCCAAAAGCTATCAATAAGATATTGCTGTTGTATATTTAGGTTCTCAAAAACCCGAGTAATCTTATTTTCTCTTAAATAGTGAGCGCGCTCGGCTTGATTTTTAAATTTCTTCTTTTTTAGTTTTGTGTTAAAAATACTTGATGTCTCGGAGTGATTATTAGTTTCAAGATAGATATAAGGCTCAAAAGTAGTGTCGACAGCAACTCTCTTACCTTCACTATCCCAGGTAAAAAGTCGCATTAACTGACTTTTCGGCAAGTATGCTACATTTCTATACACAATACTATTATAAAGGAAAAACTATATTAATCCAAAGATCTTAAGTAAAACTATAGACGAGCAAGAAGCAGCAATAAGGCTTGTAAGTGTTCTGAGTAGCTCGAGCTTATGATTGTGCTTATCGACCCAAATCTCTATAGTGTCGCGTAATCTGCCTTCTTTTTCTAATATTTTAATTTCTTTCTTAGAAAGCCTTCTCATAGCCCATTAATATTATTTAGTATTTTCCTATCTGAATGACCATATGGCAATGTATAAAGTTCGACATATGCATTAATATTTTCATCATTTTCAAGCCAACGTGTTTCTGCAACTTTTCTAAATTTTGCACAGAGATTCATATATTTGGCTTTCTTTTCTAATGTCTCGTCTATTCTTTGAATCATTTCATCTCCTGTCTTAAACTTAATTGGTGCATCTGTATATGTAACTAGATCTTGACAAGCAATAGGTAAGCCATAGCAACAGGCTTCAATATACTTTAGATCGCTCTTAGCTTTATTAAACGTATTATCTTGAAGCGGGGCTACCATCATATTAACCTTGAGATTATAAATCTTCTCAGGGTAGTTATAGATGTGACTCCAGGTATGAAACTCTAAGTCACCATTACCTACGTAAGGGTGAAGTGGAACAGGAAACGCACCTAAAAATACCCATCGATACTTAAATCGCGTTTTTACTATAGCCTCGCAAACATGAGCAAAATCATCATTCTGACCGACTCGGTTATCCACATCAAAATGCGCTCCCGATCCTGCATACAGTATGCGAGGGCGATTGCGATTAACATCATAATTCTCTGAAATGCGCTTTTCATTATAAAAATGACCAATCCACCATTTAGGAGGAAAATTAGGTATAACTGTTACGTTTTTATTTTTAGTTTTACCAACGTAATAATCTTTCATGAAATCACAAGTTACAGTAATTTCATCGCACGTCTCCATAATAGCTTGTGCTGTTTTGCGAATCTCAGGATCAGCAAATGCAGGTTTAAATTTATTATATTCGGGTATATCTTCTATAAAAACTAGATCATCAATTTCATATATAAGCTTAAAATTATGCTTAATACTTAAGTCTTTTAAGAATTGTACAAAGCGAAGCTGATGGGGTGTAGCTTGTCTTTGTATGCGAATCGATTTGATATTTCTAAAATAATTAGGGTCAAAACTCATCACTGTACTACCGTGTACGATAAGCTTTTGATGAGCGTTAAGTAAGTGCTCAGGCCATATCATTCTCCAAAACCCGCAGCCGCTATAGTCAGCGTAATAATTTAATGCCCGACTTAAGTCGAGCTCGGGTGGGCGAGGAGCACCTGTATTTAATGCTTGCTGGGGATTTAAAGCGGGAAAAGGCGATGCAAACGGTGATGCAAAAGGCGAGGCGAATGGTGATGCAAATGGTAGTGGTGAAGACATATTATTATTAACTATTATACTCCTTATAATCAACTCGACGGGTTATACCGTTACTCTTTTCTAAGAAAATAATATCACCAGTTGCGGCTTTAATACTTTCTTTCCTATGACTAATTACCATGATACATTCATTAAACTTCTCAACCCGTTCCTTTAGAATACCAATAACTAGCTCAACACCTCTTTCGTCTAAGCTAGAGTCAAACAGTTCATCATATATGCTAAAATTAAACGAAACATCACCTTGTAATCTTCTTATATCCATAAATGTAAACAAGCATGCTAAATCAATATTCTTTCTCTCTGCACCACTAAAGTTAAAGTATGAACAGGGTTTAGCTTTATTATCTACAATTTCTTCTTCAAAATATTCATTAAACGTACAAGAGCAGTTAGCATCCATTTTCTTGAGATAGTAAGCTAATTTACTATTAAACAATTGAAGAATCTTCTTTACAATAAAAGACTTTACGCCTTCTTCTGATACAACAAACTTTACCACATCGAGAACATTAAGCGAATCTTTAATAGTCTCGATATCAGTCTTTACGGTATTAAGTCGGTTATTTTGTTCATTAATAAGAGTATCAAATGTATTCGAATCTTTATCGATATCTTTTAAATCTTGATCAAGCTCTTTTTGCCATTGATTTAACTGCACTAACCTCTCTTCTAAGTTTTTCTTTTGAGAGAGTTTTGCTTTATAGGAACTAATTTCATCTCGTAATTTTTGTATTTTTAATTCAAGTTTACTTTGAGCACCTAACAACTGCTTTTCCTCTTCTTTAAGCTTAGTAATTTTATCATCATGTGCTTCAATCTCATTATTAAGCTTCTTTTTCTCGGTTTTTATATGATTACGATCGACGTCTTCTATTGATCTTAAGCACGTAGGGCAAACATCTTTATCTGTCCCCACTGAAGCTATCTTCTTGTTAATTTGTGAAATTAATGTCGTACTCTCTGATATAATATGTCTTGCATCTTGTAACTTTTTATCAATTTTTTCATTGTTAGCTTGTTGAGTTAATATATCCGTCTTTATTGATTCGACATTGGGTAATTCAAATTTTTCTAACTGCTTAGTAATATCAGCAATCTCTTTTGTATTGCTTGCTCTACGTCCTTCATATTTTTCTTTTTTCTTTTGCCTCTCGAGAGCAGAGTTTTCTTTTTGCTTTTGATAAGTTAATATAGTTTTCTGTATTTCATCATGTTTTACAGTTTCAAGATCAAAAGACTTTTTCTTATCGCTAATATCTGTCTTGAGTATATTTAACATATCACCGAAAACACCGAGGTTGAATATATCCTCGATAAACTTACGCTTCTCTTGTTTCTTTTTTGCCATAAACGGGATCGTATTGTTTATGGTCATAATAACGCAATTTTGAAATATTTCGGGTGTACAGTTAAACTTATTCATTATAAATGCATTGGTATTCGAAATACTATCGCGAGTCTTATCTTCCCCATTTACATAGATAAAACATTTCGATGGTTCTATAGTTCTTATAATCTGTATTTCATCTTTTTTATCTAAATTGCTAACAGTAGCATCTAAGATAATCTCACAACTCTTACGATTAACATTATTAATAATATTTTCTTTCTTTAAATCTCTTAATGTTTCACCGAACACTGCAAAGTAAACAGCATCTGCAATAGTAGATTTACCAACGCCATTACGTCGATCTTCTTTATCTTTATTAATACCTGTAATAATATGAAGCCCGCGTTTAAAGTCTACAACTACAGGGGAATTACCTACGGAGAGAAAATTCTTAATACTAATCTTATTAAAAATAATATTTCTCATGTACTCTGTGCCCTTTTGTAAAGGTCGAGACAATAGCGAGATATATCAGACTTTTTATCAACATCGAGTAAAGTAACAAATTCTTCGATAGCTTTACCCATATCTACGCCCGATAAATCGTATGCTTGTTCTTCATTAACTGTTATACTGTCGTTATAAAGTGAATAATCAACCGAGAGATTAAACGGCTTGTATGCAGATATCTTTTGTAAAAGAATATCAATATTATCACTTGTTACTTTTTTGTCAATAACTAGCTTAATAATATTGTTATTAACAGTATCTTTTACTTCAGTAGCGCTCAAAGATTTTAATGCAGCTAGATCGGTAATAGAAAGTTTTTTATGCTTAGGAGAAAGCGTATTTTCAAAAAACGTATAAGACAAATCATTAAAGTCTAAAATATAATAGCCTTTGGTTGAACCGGTATCTCCGAAATCCATTTCAAACGGGTTACCTACATATAGAATTGTCTTGTTATCGTACTTCCGCTCATCTCTTAAATGAAAATGACCGGTCATAATAAGATTTGCTTTAGCGAGAAGATCCTTTGATTTAACTCCGTGATCGCAGGCTTTATGACTGTTCATTTTAAATGTCTCAATCTCTAAGTGACCGAAAACAACATCTGACTTATCTACTTTTGTTATGTCTGCACCCCAGGGTAAAAACGTACATTCTTTACCAAATATTGTATAGGTTACTGGCTCACTAATAACTAAAATATTCTCCCAGCCAGCTAATATAGAAAGAGAATTAATATCTGATCTATCTTTATAGAAAGCGTCGTGGTTGCCAACTAGTATAACAATATTAAACTCAGACCATAAATTTAAGATCTGATTGACAACATGAATTGTATTAACTGCTATTTCATCACGGTAATGATAAAGATCGCCTAGTATAAAGATATCTTTAATATTCTTTTTATTAAGCTCTTCTTTAAGCCATTTAGCCCAATTAAGAGCAGTTTCATGCCAGAAAATACTATTTTGATGTACGCCAATGTGTAAATCAGCTATACAACAGACTTTATTTGACCTGGTGTTAAGTTCTTTTTTAAATTTCACTGACTTGAATTATAGTTATCGTCATTCGGCTCTACGTAGATATGTGCACCGCTATTTTCACCTGAATCAAGCATAAGCTCGGTATAAACTTTATCGCGATATTCATTTAATACTGCGTGATGTTTATTCTCTTTTTTAATACGATTAATAAATGCATGAAATGCAATAGTTGTAAAATAAGAGAATGGGCTAAATCCGGTATCAAGTTTAAACTTTTTATTACGTAGTGCAGAAAACATCTTTACAATAGCATCACCAATCATTTCATCTTTGTAAGAATAGTTAATAAAATTAGGAGCGTAAGATAAGCCATTAGCAATTTTAGTAAGACTCTCGCCAAGCTTTTCACTTATATAGCCAGTTTTGTAGTAACATCTTATTTCGTCTTCAAACTCTTTACTGTTAACATAATGAACCTTGTCTTTTGCTTTCTTCTTCTTAACATCAGGTGTAGGTTCAGGCGTGACTTTAATAGTACCGGTAGCTAAGATCTTTTTTAGCTCCGGATCGTTTTCGATAGGTTCTTTCGTGCTGTTATCTACATCGTCTACCTTAAGTTTATTATTCTTAAGCTTCGACGACTTTTTTAATTGAGTATTGGATTTTTTCTTTTTCATAAAGGGTTATACGTTTATCTAAATGTGCGGAACTGTATTTAAATTCATCAGCGATGTCGAATATTATAAGCTTATCCTTATCCTTATGCAAGCGAAGGCCCCTACCAATTGATTGAACTATTTTTATCTTAGCTTTTCCGCCGCATGCAAAAATAATGTAATGTAAATTTTTAATATTAATTCCGGTAGAAAATATCTTAGAAATAGCTACAACAACTACGTCAGTTCTATTCTCCATTAAAGCTCTTATTTGTTCTCTTTCAGTCACTTCTACCTCACCGCGTATAAAATATACTTGTTTATTTGGGCAAAGCTCTTTTATAGTACGATATAAAGCATCACCATGTTCAATAAAATCTACTAATACTAGAGCATTGTTATTTAGCTTACAAGATAATTTACCTATAACAGAATTTCGAAAAGAATTACGAATTAAAAATCGCTGCTCTTCTCTATATAGATTAACGGAAGAAATAACCACGTCTTTAAATGGGTCTTCTTTATAGTATAATTTTAAAATTTGTACTTGTGCATTACTTACGTAGTTTTCTAATCTTAATTCATGACTATGCTTTTCATAAATTATTGGTCCGATCTTACCGATAATATTCCACTGATCCATTAAATTCTCTGGCATCGTTCCAGTAAACCCAAAACGAATAGGTGTTTTAATATTTTTAATTATCTTGTTAACTTCATTTCCTTTTCTAATTTTATGCACTTCATCAACAAATAGCGCATCTACATTCTCTATCCATGATAAATCTGTATTTTTACTTTGTAAGATACCTAAGTTAGCCACAGTTACATTAACGTGCTGGGTATTGTCTATAGGAGAATTACCTGTCCATTTGCGTATAGAAAAGGGTACATTATAACTTAAAAAATCTTTTGTAGTCTGCTCTACAAGGCCGAGATCGGGTACAATATATAAGCAGTTAAATTTTGGCCCGTATAATAAAAACAACTTAGTTAAGAGTGAAGCAGCAGTGAGTGTTTTACCCCCTGCGGTAGCGAGAACAATAGTACCTCTACCGATAGCTAAAGCTTTCTTAACTATTTCTTCTTGATAATCGCGTAACGGTAAAGCTAGTGGGACAATATCTGTTGAATATTGAGAACTTGCTTCCCATTTTTTAGAAGGTTTAATTACTTCAAACAATAATTCATCTGTATTAACATCCCCTACATATTGATTTGTAGTTAGATATTTTCTAATTTCAAAATATAATCCGGGCTCGAATCTGCCGGTCGGAGTTATTGCATAAGTTCTTTGAGGTAAATATCTTCCGTAGCGTTTTCTTACAAAGAAAGCTGCATCGTTTTTTACAGAAAAAGCTTCACGTATATCTTCAAACTTTTCTCCAGAAAGGATACCTGTTCCCTTTTTAGGGTCATAAGAAAATATAATCATGTGGTTTCAAGTTTAATAATATCTACAAGATTTTTAATATCGTAAGAAGTAGAGCTTAAAGTTTTTTCTGATTTCTCTAAAAGCTCAATTACGAGCTCTGTTTGTTTTATTCGACTATCTAAAGCTATGACATCACTATGCTTTTCTGCGGTTCTCTCTATAACCGGTATGGCTAATTTAACAGGGCTTTGCTCTTGTATTTTATCTACAATATCTTTTTTAAGTAATTCACGTTTTTTACGTAACTCATTGAGCTCTAACTTATGACGAATGCATCTACCTGCCCATTTATGCTTTATGCCAGGTAGCTTTAATTGATAATCCTTTAAAATAAGCTCATCAATTTTTAAGTCGTTTTCTAGCTCTTTTATGTAATCTTCTAGCAGCATTAACTTAAATAATAGTATAAGGTTATATAAAATCAATGAACTTGTTTGAAAAAGCGTTCTATAAAACATTAGATGAGAATATTAACGTCGCTGGTGGAGCTGATGGTGTATTTGGAACCGGTACTCAAGGTCCTATAGGTTCTTTTGGCAATCAGTTTCCCTCACAAAATGATAATGCATATGCTCCAGGTGATGCGAGGGTTCCTAAAATAATAGGAATGGGTAAAAAGAAGAAGAAAGAAAAAATAGCTATTCAGAGACGTCCGCTTCCAGGCTTAGGGAAAGAAGTTGTAAATTAATTATTTCCATTAATTATTATATGGATTTAGGTCACTGGATTTTAAATGATGGTGTTTGTTTAGATGAGAACACTTTTGGTTTTATTTATGAAATAACAAATACAGTTACCGGTAAGAAATATGTAGGTAAGAAACAATGTAAATCTAAATTAAAAAGAAAGCCTTTAAAAGGTAATAAAAATAAGAGAATAGAAATTAAAGAATCGGATTGGAGGGTCTATACCAGCTCTTCTGCAGATTTAAATGAAGACATTAAAAGATATGGAAGGGATAAATTTATTTTTAAAATTTTACGGTCATGTGGATCAAAGTGGGAATTAGCATATTTTGAAATAAAGGAGCAAATAGATAAAAATGTTTTAATGAGAGAAGATTATTATAATGGTATTATAAATGTACGGGTTGGTAGGCCTCCAAAGAATTTTCTTGAATAAATAGTGCTTTCATGCATACTATAGTATGCTCAAAAAGCTTGAGTTTAAGCAATATAATTTTAGATTAGTCAACTTTAATCATATAATGCGTAAAGTTGAAGTAGATATTATTAACGATTTACACAAATATCATTTACTTAAAGATAGAATTACTACTAATGCAAAGTTGTTCTTTTTTCATCATATTATATTTGGTATATGTGAATATCTTTTAAATGACAAATCCAATGAAAAGACTGTTATATATTTTAACAATACTCAACTTGAAACCTTAGCAATATCGCGATATTTTAAAGAAGAAGATATACTCGAATTATTAGACTCAATACTAAGCAAAGTTAAAAAGCTTTTACCTATAAAGGTGTTTTTTACAAATATATCGTTTGAATTTTTACATCATTTACTCTCTAAAAATGAAGGTAGGGGTCTGGAGGTAATTAGTAATATTAGATCTTACATAGATAGTATTAATCTTGAACGATATACATTTGCTAAAGTAAAAACATTTACTAAAAGAAATAATCTTATATTTTTAAATAAAGAATACTTCAATCAGCTTAAGACTAAACAACTTCTCATTAGTTAATTTAATAAATAATTAAATGGCAGATGTGACCATTTCACAGTTAACGTATGGACTACCATCTTTAACTGCATCTATACCTTTCTCACAAGGCAACGGTACTTTTAATGTTGCTCCTTCAGGTTTACTGGTAAATGCTGGCAAAGTAGGTATTAATACGTCTTCCTTAAGATCAGAATTAACATTCTCGAGAAGTGTACAACAAAAAAACGATTCTATTGAATTAAATGTACAAGGAGCCATTAGTAATGGTTTTTTTGATGGTATTAAATTTACTCAGGGTATAAATGGTGACGTACATCTTGCAGGAATAAGATGTAACTATTTTAACTCAGGTCAATCAGCGTTGGAGTTTTCTACCAGGACAAATACCGGTACTACATTAAGTGCTGACCCTATGTTAATTTTAGACCGCAATAACGGTAACGTTTTGAATCACGGATTAATTTTAAGCGGGAGTCCGCGGTTTTATGATATTGATGCTTATCCTGATAATGGTATAATTTCACAAAATGTGGCAAGAGGGTGGCTTTGGGGGCGGGAACCGGAGTCTTTTACTACTGGTTATGTACATATTTTACTCCCTTCAGATTTTAATAATTCTAATTCTCAAATGTTTTTACTCGAAATAAAAGGATATAATTTTACTAACGCTTATCTATTAAATTTAATGATAGGTGGATATGTTACTCCTGCTTCCAATGGCGGGCCTATTAGAAATGTTACAGGTTGGTCTGCGCAAGGAGATTTTGCACCGACTGCATATTACAGTAATACATATAACAGAGGTATTGCAAGGTTTTATCTATCTAGAGCATATTATACTTCTTTTGTGGTTAATTCAATATGTGTAGGTAATGGTAGAATAATAAAACCGGGAGAGCTTCAAATCATTTACAGTACTAGCGCTACAATCTAATAAATAACTATATGAGCTTTAACGACAAAATATCTAAGTATATGAATCTCTTTAATGAACAGGACCAGTCTGAAGATGCAGCAATGCCTCAAGCTCAATCAGCAGTACCTCCTCCTTCAAAACCTACAGCAGCACCTAAAGAAGAGCCGGTCAATGTTCCACCAGAAGGGTATGTTGATATGGTTAGAATGCTTGCTAAAGCTTTAGTTATGAATATTCCCCCTGGCTCTATTGATGCAATCTTTACTAAACCGGTTACACAAGAAAACGCCAATGAGATAAGAGAAGGCTTACAGCAAGCTATTTCACAATCTGAAAACTATGAAAATAATCCTCAAAAGCTTACCAATCCTCATGTTAAAAAATTTATAAATTCAATAAATGAAAATAATTTTATGGCAAAGTATAAAGAGATTCTTAATATAATGAAGCGTTACAGCGACGATCCTAATCTTAAAACAAAATGATATGCGCAAGCCTAAAAAGCCTTACAAATCTCTTCAAGAGATATATTTAAAAGAATCATTTGCTAGACCTGTACCGCTATTACCTCGTCAACTTTTTTTATCTGAAGCTCTGGAAGATAAGACAATAAATGTGTTAGCTCAAATGCCTGACGGTGGTGAGCCTGAGCTTCTAGGTACAGTTGATAAAAAAGGTCTAACAAAAATTTCTAATATAGTAAAATCAGATACAAGTAATACAGTTTTTAAAGAACTTATAGATGTATGTAATTTGCAAGGTTTAGAAGGTAGCATATATCCTATATTTGAAAAGTATAATATAAACTATAAAGAAGTAAAAAGAATTTTAATTGATGGTAAAAACTCTAAAGCAATGCAATTCCCTATTTCAAATAAAATAGTAGGTAAAACAGGTAGTTTTGAATTGTGGAGCACGCTCAAGCCGGTAATAAAAACTATTTTAATAGAGCAAGAAGAAAATGATGCAGTAAAGCTTTTTTCTGAACTTTTTAACTTTGAACCACCTAAAGGTACAGTAGCTACAGGTAAGGGCGAGTTGGTTATTATACTTTTTAGTGATGGTAAAAAAGTAAAGTATGAAAAAGACGATGTTTCCAAGGGTGACATAGTTTTATCAGACGGGAGAAGATTGGAGTTAAAAGTTGGCCAAGGAAGGCTTGCTTCTGCTAGAAGTAGAGGTTTTGAAAAAGCAAGAAAGGCAGCAGAAGATTTAGTACATAGAAGAATGAGCAGTCAAACTGTTACTGTAGAAGAACTAAAAGAGGTAAATCTTTCTCTTGCAAAAGATGAAGATATTAATATTGCATTAAATTATATCAACAAAAGTAATGATCCGAATATATTAGAAAGTTTAATTTGGGCTCCTAGTCTTATAGGATATGGTGGAAAAGGGTTCGAATATCTTTTAATCATGAGTAATAAGGATAGAGCTGCAGGTAAATTTATATTAAGCTATTTTGATGTGCGCGATAAAGAAGGTATTATAAATGCATTGGTTAATAGAAATTTAAGTCTATATGCAGACAATGAAGGTTTAACTATTTCATCGGGATTAAGGCCTACGGGAAAAAGTGTTTATAAGCAATATAGACCAGCTAAGCCAGTTAAACAGTCAAAAAAAGCACAGCAACAATTTACTCCTCCGGAGAGATCGCCAGCTGTACCTTTGCAGTCTGCACAGCAACAAGCACCAGTACAACCTCAGCAATCATATGGTAACGTTTAAAGAGTTCTTATTAGAAGGGGGAGCAGCCGGTCATATGGCCCATCCTTTTGATTTACCTGGAGCAAGTACGGGTAAAGGGCTTATTACAGTTTTCAATAGAATAGCTAATAGTCTTTCAAAAAAACCTTCTGTAGTCAAGATTGATGGGGTTAATACATCTATTAAACTTATTACTAATCAAGAGGGTATTAAAGAATTTGCTATGGATAGAGGTTCAAATAAACCGGAGGATGTATACGGTGTTACTATTAATACTCTTAACAAAAGATTTCCCGCCGGTCATGGTATGTTAGAAACAGGAAAAATAGTATTAAATATTTTTAATCAAGCTATACCCTCAATACAGCCAGAATTAAAAAAGCTTAAACTATGGAACAATCCTAAAATTTTGTTTAACATGGAATTTGTTAAAGGTGCGACCAATGTTGTAGGTTATGCAAATAATTTTTTAGCTATACATGGGCTAAATGAAATCATAGAAGTAAAAAGCCCGGTACGTGGAAGTATGAGCAGAGCTTCTAGAGAAATACCTTATGATAAAAAGGCTTTAAATTCTTTAATTGCTAAAGTAGATCCTATTGCTAAGAAGCAGAATTTTAATGTCGTTCATGAGTTTGAAGTTACTTTAAGTACCGAGGTCAATTTTAATGAAGCGTTAAATCAAAAATTAACGATTAACTACGACACGAAAAATATACAAACACAAACATTAGGTCAATGGCTATCAAAAGCTAAAAACCCTAGAGCTGATAAGATAAAACTTTCTTCGGGTAAGACTATTAGTGCAATGAGTTTAGAAAATTATAAAAATGTTACAGGCGGTGTACCAATGAATACCTATATTGGTAGTGACAAAAAATCTATTCAAAGAGCTATTGATGGTGCAGTTTTTTACTATGCTACTATTTTAATGGGCGATGTTATTAAAAATGCAGCCTCTTCTAGTTTAGGTAATCTTAATACTCAAGAAGGTATAGTTGTTAGAGATGCTTCAATTTCGCCTAACCCAGTTAAAATTACCGGTGGTTTTATCTTAAGTAAAGAAACGGGTAAGTTTCACCAATTAAAATCTCAGCAAAATGAAGAGGAAGATTACCTTACTACCGTAGACAATATAAATAGTCCTATGAACTATCAAACCAACCCACCATATGGAAAGGAAGGTTCTCGTTTAACTTTAACACCAAAAATGCCTGTATGAAATTTGATCAACTAATAAACGAAATCTTAATGCATCAAAAGAATAACTTAATTGTTATTTTCCCGGGTAGATTTCAGCCTTTTCATATCGGGCATAAGCGTCTTTATGATATGGCAAAAAAACAATTTCCGGGTGCAGATTTTTATATAGCAACTGCAGATGAAATTGCTAAACAAAATGATCCTTCTAGATATCCATTTAACTTTAATGAGAAAAAAGAAATTATTAAAGCGTCCGGTATCCCAGAAAATGAAATAGCTTTAGTTAAGCAGCCTTATAAACCTTTAGAAATTTTAAAAAACTATGATCCTAATGTAGCAAAAGTCGTTTATATTGTTGGTAAAAAAGATATGGAAGCTGATCCTCGCTTTAAATTTGGAATGACCAAAAAAGGAGCGCCTACATATTTTCAACCTTTTAAAGATTTGCAATCTATGGATCCTTTTAAAGAGCAAGGTGGTCATGGGTACATTTATGCACCAGGTACTATAGAGTTTAATTTGGGTGGTAAAATTATAACAAGTGGTACTGAATTAAGAAATTTTTATAAAGCTGCAAATATTAATTTACGCAAAGAGTATATAAAACAAATTTTAGGAAAGTTTGATTCTAAGATATTCAACCTGTTTAATGCAAAGTTAGGTTAAAATAATTTAATTTCATTATTTTTAATCATCTGTTTAATGATTAAATTTTCTTTAAAATAAGGATTTTTATTGTACATATCTATATTCATTAATTTTATATATTTTAAAATGTCTTCATTTTTATCACTCCAATAATAATAGCTGTTTAGAAAGCTGTCAAAACCTAATATATAAATTTCATGATTTTTAAAATATTTTTTAAAAAACAAAATTGCTAAATACCCTGTTGTAAAAGGAATTTTTTTAATTTTTTTTGAGAATAAAAGTTTATCTAACTTTAAATAAATTAAATCTTTATTTAAATAATTACAGTCACCTTCATCAATACAAATTATTTTTTTATTAAATTTAAAGTTATTTTTTTCATAAAAAAAATTATTGTAAAATATTTGTTTTATTTTTTCGGAATTTGTAAAATTAAACATTTTTAAAAATTTTCTATAATCATTAAAAATAATATTTTTTTGTACATCTTCAGATTCAAAATATTCTGTTAAATGCTTTTTACGACAAAATATATAATCGGTTTTGGTACCTGTAAATTTTGTAAAGGGTGGTAAGATTTTAAATTTGTTTATTCTTACTACTATATCAAACTTATCTATGCGCTCACCGTCTCCGTATTTTAATACATCCGCACCGGAACCGATGATTATAATCTTCACACTTAAAGCATTTAATTATTTCTTTTTCTCTAAAATTAAAATCGTTTCAAGTAAAATTTTTTCTAAATTTTCTTTAGATTCATTACTTAAAATGTTCTGGATTTTATTTAATAAATCTTCACCACCTCTAGAAATTGCTGTAATAAGCTCTTCTTCATTATTCTCTTCCAGGCTACCGCCTTGATCATCGCACATGCCATGTGCGGGATTCTTTGCTGCTTCGTAATCTTCATAACCAAACACTGATTCTAATTGATCGTGTGCATTAGTAATTTTACTTAAAACCCATGCTTCAACATTATCTTTACCCGCTAAAATTTCGTGCAACATTGCAGATATTTTTGCGCACCTAAATAAAAGCTGTTTTGCCATTTGACCGTTGCTATCATATGTTGATGGGTCATAGCCTTCACAGTCTTCACTCTTACTTTGATTTGCTTTACATTCAGGGCAATTATTGCAAGAACAGCCTTTTGCAGCTGCAGCACAATGCTCCTCCTGTTCACAATCGCAAGGCTTTTTTGGTGGTAATTCTATTCTTTTAACTCTAGAAGGAGAGGGAGTTACAGCTTCATTGTCAGCTAAAGGCCCAAGACCAACATTCTCATTTAAAATCTTTTTATTATAAAGATCATTTAAATTGTTATAATCATTGGCAAACATCTTACAAATATTTATTCTAATTTCAGGAAATTATTGCTATTTGTAGAGTAATAAATTTTCTTAAAATTTAACTGCTTTAGTAGAGAAGTACATCCTAGACAAGGTTTTGAAAGATCTAATAGGTTATTGCGGTTAATCCTTGTATTAACTAAAGTATATTTTGAACAGTCTTCTTCTCCTAACTTAAGAATTGCAGATAATTCGGAATGCACCCCTACTGTAGTCGATATATCTTCACCTCTTCTATTATAAAAACCTATTTCTAAATTTTTTGGATGTGTTTTTGTCGGGTTATTAAAACCAATAGAAACAAGTCTGTTTTTATAAAAAATGAACGAAAAATGCTTACAGCGATAATTACCATGCTTTTTAAGCAAGGCATAAGAGATTTCAGCACTCTTCTTAAACAGGTTTTCCATAATATAATGTTAACGAAAACGGTTTATAAATCAATAAATATTATGGTGCAGACTTTTAAAGAATTTTATGATAAGCCAGTATTTGGTGTTAATGAGCTAATCGAAATCGATGGCTTGGGTAAGCTAAAGGCTAAAATTGATAGTGGTAATGAAGCTTATAATGTTCTTCATGGTGTAGATATTTCTGAAGACGGTGAAAATATTTCCTTTACTACTGTAGATGGTAAGCCGATGAAAGCGCCTCGTGCAGGCGACATAAAAATACATATTGGAAGTGGGGTTAAAGAAGATAGACCTATAGTAAAGCTCAATATTAAAATTAACGGAAAAGAATATAGAGATGTGCCTTTTAGTATTGCAGATCGCTCTGAAAACGAAGACCCTATTCTTGTTGGTGAACCTTTTCTTAAAAAATTAAATGCCGTAATTGATGTTAATAAGGAAGTAAATGAATCAGTTCGTTACAATGTAATAGCTATTAATAGAAAAGATCCTCTTTCAAAAGAATGGATGAGACCGAGTTTTAGTGAAAATGCTATCCGTCATATTGCTAACAAACAAAAAACTTTAATAGTTAACCAGCATGGCGGGGCAAAATTTAAAGGTAAAGATGTTCTTAAGATATATAACCCACAAACAAAAAGACCTTTTATAGTTTTTAAGAAGAAAAAGAAAGTAGATAGCAATGGCTGATACAACAATACCGCAGCTAACAACTAATTTAGTGCTATCAGCGGAAAATTTTTTACCTCTGAGTGATGGTAATACAACTACAAAACTTTCTACAAATAGTTTATTAGGTACGAGAAATCGCTTAATAAATGGCTCCCCTATAGTTTGGCAAAGAGGTACAACCTTTACAAATATTGCAGGTAATGGAACTTCAACTTATACTGCTGATAGGTGGGCTTTTAGTCAAAATAATTCTCCGATAAATATTATTACTCGGCAAACCGGTTTCGGTGGCCGTCCATATTGTATTAGAGCAGGAAAACCGTCCGGCTCTACTTTAACTGAGCAGTATAGATTATGGAATCAAATAGAATCTACTGATTGTTTTGATCTAGCAAATCAAGAGATAACACTCTCTTTTTGGCTTAGAAAAGGCTCTAGCTTCTCCGGTACTTATGTTTGGACTTCTGTTACTAC